GTCAGGAATCTCTCCCGGGACGCGGTTGGTCCCGGGACAGCCGACAACAGCCATCAGCAAACATGCACGTCATTCCAGCAAACTTTGGAGGCCCGATGCGGCGTGAATGCGCGGTATGCGGGCAGCCGTTCGAGGCGCAACGCCCGCAGGCGAAATACTGCGGCGAGACGTGCCGCAAGCGTGCGCAGCGCGGCGGCATCGCGAAGCAGAAACAGCAGCAGACAGCACCGGCGCCGGCTGCGCCGGCCGCGCCGAGCGGCGGCGGGCTGATCGAAACGGTGCAGGCCGCCCTCGAACAGGCCGACCGGTTGAACACCATCGCCGGACAGCACGCGCTCGAGCTCGCGCGCCGGATCGTCTACGCGCCCGGGATGAACACCGGCGTCGCGGCGCTGTCCAAGCAGCTGCAGGCCGTGCTCGCCGAGGCACTCGCCGGCACCGCGCCGGTCGCCGCCGACCCGGTCGACGAACTCAAGGCCCGCCGCGACGCGAAACGGCGTAGGGGCGCGTGATGACCGCGCCCACGATGGTCAAACCGGCCTACGCGAATTTCCCGGCGTGGACCGAGACGCTCGGCCCCGAGGTGGCCGACCTGTGCGAGATGGCCGGGTATGTGCCCGATCCCGAGCAGCGGTTGATGCTCGACGCGCTGTTCGCCCTCGGCCCCGATGGTTTCCACCCGGCGATGTTCGAGTTCTGCGCCATCTGCGCCCGCCAGAACTTGAAGACGGGCGCGCTCAAGATGGCCGCGCTCGGTTGGATCTACGTCGTCGAGGTCGAGACGATCACGTGGTCGGCGCACGAGATGGACACCACGCGCGAGGCGTTCCGCGACCTGGTCAACCTGATCGAGAACTGCCCGCCACTCGCGGCGCGGCTCGCGGATGGCCCGACGAACGGCATCCACCGCGGCAACGGCAACGAGATGATCGAGTTCGCGCCGTCCCAGGCGTGCCCGAACGGGCAGCGCATCAAGTTCAAGGCGCGCACCAGCAGCGGCGGCCGAGGATTGACCGGCGACAAGGTCATCCTCGATGAGGCGTTCGCGCTCAAGGACGACCACATCGGCTCGCTCATGCCGACGCTGTCGACCAGGCCCGAGGCGCAGATCGTCTACGGGTCGTCGGCGTGCCGGCCCGAGTCGGACGTGTTGCGCCGCATCGTGGCCCGTGGCCGCTCGACCGATCCGGCGCAGCGCAAGCGTCTCGGCTACCTAGAGTTCTGCGCGCCCGAGGGCGCGTGCGAGGACGACGATTGCCCGCACTACGTCGGCTATCCCGGGTGCGCGATGGACAAGCGCGAGTACATCCAGATGGCGAACCCGGCCGCCGGTCGCCGCATCACGTGGCAGTACCTCGAAGATGAGCGCGCCTCGATGTCGCCGGCCGAGTTCGGCCGCGAACGCCTCGGCTGGCACGACCAACCGGCCGTCGAGGACGGGCCGCTCATCACGCGCGATATGTGGGACGCCCTCGCCGACGCCGAGTCGGCGCCCACCGACCCGGTCGCGTTCGGTGTGTACGTCAACAAGATGCAGACCGCGGCGGCCATCGGTGTCGCCGGGTATCGCGAGGACGGGCTGATTCACGTTGGCATCGTCCCCGCGGTGCGCGACCGGCCCGAGTTGCACACGCTGCCCGGTACCGGGTGGATTCCCGAGCGCACCAAGGAACTCGCCGAGGCGTGGAAACCGTGCGCCACGGTCATCGACGGGTACTCGTCGGCGGCGTCGCAGCAGACCGCCATCGAAGAAAAAGGTGTCGAGGTCGTGACCACATCGGCGTCGGACATGGCAAAGGCGTGCAACAACTTCTATGCGTTCGTGCGCGACGGCAAGTTGCGCCACCAGGGCGGCCAACTGCTCGCAACCTCGGTGACCGCGGGCAAGCCGCGCGACCTCGCCGACTCGTGGGCGTGGGATCGCCGCGACAAAAACAGCGACATCACGCAGTTGGTGGCCGTGACCCTCGCGCTGCACGGCCTGCTCGAGCACGGTCGGCCGGCGCGATCCAAGTACGAGGATTCGGAGCTGTTCTTTGTTTAGACGACGCAACCCCGCGTTGAACCGGCAGGTTCTCGTGTCGCTGTTCTCGGGCAACGCGATCTCGGGCGTTCTGGTCGCCGATGTCGGCGGCCGACTCATCTTGAAAGGCTGCACCGTTCACGAACCGGGCGTCGAACCGGCAACCGCGGACGGCGAAATCGTGATCGACAAAGCAAATGTGGACTACATGCAGATTCCCTGAGAGGCGGTGTCGGTAAGTGGCTTTTGTCGCCTCGTCGGGAACCGTTCGCGGGTTGTCGCGCCCCAACATTCCAGCGCCGCAACGCATCGCGCTGTCGCCGTGGGTGTCGATGGAGTATTACGAGATTTGGCGCCGTCAGCCCGCGGTGCGGCGCGCGGTGTCGTTCCTGGCGCGCAACATCGCGCAACTCGGTCTGCACCTGTTCGAGCGCAAGGACGATGCCGACCGCAAGCGGTTGACCGACCACCCGCTCGCGCTGCTGCTGCAGCAGCCGAATCCGTGGACGACGCGGTATCGGTTCCTGAACACGTTGGTTCACGATTTCGCGATCTACGACGTCGCCTACTGGTGGAAGATCCGCACACCCGGCGGTGGCCGGCAGTTGGTCCACTTGCCGGTGCCGATGGTGACGCCGAAAGGCGACAACTGGCTCACGCCAGACGAGTTCGAGTTCCGAGGCACCAAGGGCACCCGCCGGATTCCCGCGAATCAAGTGCTGTATCTGCGCGGCTACGGCGGCCAGAACGACGCCGGCGTCTCGCCGCTGGAATCGCTGCGCCAAACGCTGCGCGAAGAGTGGACCGCCGGCGAGATGCGTGAGCAGATTATGCGCAACGGCGCTCGCGTGTCGGGCTACCTCGAACGGCCGCTCGCGGCCCCCGCGTGGTCGAAACAGGCGCGTGAGCGGTTCCGCGAGGGATGGCGGGCGCAGTACACCGGCAACGGACCCGGCGCGGGTGGCACGCCGATCCTCGAGGATGGCATGACGTTCAAGGCGGCCGCGCAGACGGCTCGCGAGTTGCAGTACATCGAGGGCCGCAAGCTGACCGATGAAGAGGTCACGCGGTCGTACTTCATCCCGCCGACGATGATCGGGTTGCTCGACAAGGCAACGTTCTCCAACATCACCGAGCAGCACAAGATGCTGTATCAGGACTGCCTCGGGCCGTGGCTGTCGATGATTCAAGACGAGATCAATCTGCAACTCGTGCCCGAGTTCGAGCCGGTCAATCCGCATCGGTTCTACGCCGAGTTCAACCTGCGCGAGAAGCTGACCGGTTCGTTCGAGGAACGCGCCGGGTCGATGCAAACCGCGATTGGCGGGCCGTGGATGACGGTCAACGAGGGCCGCGCACTGGACAATCGGCCGCCCATCGAGGGCGGCGACGAGCTGATTCGGCCGTTGAACGTCACGCAGAACGGCGACCAGAACCCGATCCCGGCCGAGCGTGGGCCGGCGACCATCGGCGGCCAGGACGACGATCCCGACGAGCCAGCCGACGACGACGGCGAGCAGGAGGATTGAAAGTGCTCACGAAGAACGCCATAACCAAGCTCAAGGTCGGCCCTGACGACGGCCTGGCCGAGGGGCAGTTCACCGCGTACGCAAGCGTGTTCGGCAACATCGACAGCTACGGCGATGTCGTGGTCAAGGGTGCGTTCGCCGACGACCTCGCCCGGTGGGAGAAGTCCGGCGATCCGATCCCGGTGCTGTTCGGGCACAACATGGCCGACCCCGACTACAACATCGGCCACGTCGTCGACGCCAAAGAGGATGACCACGGCCTGCTGGTCACGGTGCAGTTGGATCTCGAAAACCCCAAGGCCAAGCAGGTTTACCGGCTACTCAAGGGTCGGCGCATCAATCAGATGTCGTTCGCCTACGACGTGATCGAGGGCGGCCCCGCGAGCCGCCCCAAGGCCGACAGCGACGCCGAACAGCCCGAGACCGAGTATTTCTACGAGCTGCGCCAGCTCAAGATCTACGAGGTTTCCGTCGTCACGATTGGCGCGAATCAGGAAACCGAAATCCTCGCTGTCAAGCAGGTTCCGGCGCTCGCCGAGCGGCTGATCGCCGACGCAAAAGCCGGCCGCGTGCTGTCGGCCAAAAACGAGAGTGAGCTACGCGACGCGCACGAGGCAATCGGACGCGTTCTCGCCACCCTCGACAGCACGGATTCCGACGAGGTGAAGGCCAGCGATGACGGCCCGTCTCGCCAAGCGCCGCCGGGAGATTCGGCGGGACAGCCTCGCGAGGCTAGCCGTAAGTCGTCCGTCGACCCCTCGGCGCTGCTCAACGCGATCGAGGCGCAGCTAAGCGTCGAGTTCGCCTAAACCCCTCACACTCTAGGAGATTCACACATGAGCGCACGTTTGGCTGCCCTCAAGGAACGGGCAGACGCAACCTCGAAGAAGGCCCGCGACGCCGCGCAGGCCGCCCTCGACAACGGTCGTGAGATGACCGACGACGAAAAGGCGATCTACGACGCCGCGATGAAAGAACTCGCCGAGATCCTCGAGTCGGTCAAGGCCGTCAAGGCCGACGAGGCCGTGCTCGCCCAGGCCAAGGCGTTCTCCGACGAGGTCGGCGTGGCCGAGGACGGCGGCGACCTCAAGGCGCGGGTGAAGAGCCTCGGCCTGACCGTGGTCGAGTCGCCCGAGTTCAAGGCGATGCTCAAGCCGTTCAGCGGCGGGCAGATCCCGTCGAAGGCGCGCATTCAGTCCGACCCGATCAAGGTCAAGTCGCTGTTCACCGGCGCCAGCTCGACGAGCGCCGGCGCGTTCGTGGTCAACGACCGCACCGACATCGTGGAGATGCTCGGCCGCAAGCCGCTGACCATCCGCAACCTGGTGGCGAACCGCCGCACCACCTCGGACGCGGTCGAGTTCGTGCGCGAGACCTCGCACACCAACAACGCCGCACCCGTGGCCGAGGCCACCTCGGCGGCTGCGCCGACCGCCCCGGCCGGTGAGGATGGCGGCGAGCTGGTGCTCGCCACCGGTGGCGGCTACAAGCCCGAAGGTGCTTGGGCGTTCGAGGTCGTGACGACCAACGTCAAGACCATCGCCGAGTGGGTGCCGGTCACCCGGCGCGCGCTGGCCGACGTCGCCCAGCTCGAGGGACTCATCAACGATGAGTTGAGCAAGGACGTCGCCGAGGCCGAGGAAAACCAGATCCTCAACGGCAACGGTTCGGGCGAGAACTTCACCGGCATCAACAACACCTCGGGCGTGCAGACGCAGTCCTGGTCTACGGATTTCTTCACCACGACCCGCAAGGCCATCACCAAGGCCCGCACTGTGGGCCGGGTGAATCCGACTGCGTGGGTGCTCAACCCCGAGGACGCGGAGGCCCTCGACCTGCTCAAGGACGGCGAGAACCGCTACTACTACGGCGGGCCGCAGTTCATCGGGCAGCGCACCTTGTGGGGCGTGCCGGTGGTGGAGTCCGAGTCGCAGGCGAAGGGCACCGGCCTGCTCGGCGATTTCGGCAAGGCCGTGATCTGGGACCGCGAGGACACCACCGTGACGATGACCGACAGTCACGCGGATTTCTTCGTCCGCAACCTGATCGCCATCCTCGCCGAGGAACGCCTCGCGTTCGGCGTCACCCGGCCGACCGCGTTCGTCAAGGTCACGCTGTCCTCGGGCAGCTAGTCCGCGCTCGCGGGGGTGGCCTCGGTGCCCTCGGTGCCGGGGCCACCACCGCCGGTGGATCAACTCTCATGGCCATCAACGGATTTCACACACCAGACGGCGAACAACTGCCGCCAACATCGCTCGAAGGGGGCGCAGTGAAGCTCTATAACGTGGTTATCAACGGCGTCGAGACGACGCTGCAGCTCACCGACAAGGATGCTGCTGCGCGTGGTCTGCTCGCCGCCGAGGCGCCCGCCAAGGCGCCCACAGCGGCCACCAAGGCCAAGACGCCGGCCAACAAGGCCAAGGCCGCTCCGGCCAACAAGGCGAATGGCTGACCAGACCGACATCGACGCGGCCCGCGCAGCCGTGCGCGCGTGGTGCGGATGGCACGTCACGCCCGTCAACACCGACGAGGTGCTGACGCTCGACGGCCCCGGCGGGCCGGTGCTGTTCATCCCGACCCTGGCGCTGCTCGACCTCGCCGAGGTCGACGAGGACGGCGTCGCGGTCGACGTGTCCACCCTGCGCACGACCGCCGATGGCCGGGTGCGGAAACGCGACGGCAGTTGGTGGACCGACGCATACGGTTCGATCACGGTCAAGGTGACGCACGGGTTCGACTCGGTGCCGAATTTCGACCGGGCCGTGCAGGCGCTCGCCGGATCGTTCGCCGGCACCCGCCGCAATGACCCGACCCTGGTCGAAAAGCAGGTCGACGACGTGCGTTACCGGTGGGACGTGTCGAGCGGTGTCGTGGCGGCGATCTGCGCCAGCTACGGCCTCGACGCCTACCGGTTGGAGCGGCAGCCGTGAGCGAGTTCGGCGGGCAGACGGTCACGTTCGTGGCCTACTCGAACACCGGCACCCGCAGGCCGCTCGGCGGCTACGAGCAGGACGAGACCCTCACCGAGGTGGCCGGGTGTCGACATCGGCCGCTGTCGGCGCGCGAAACCGCCGAGTACGACGTGAACGTCGCAACCGTGGTGTGGAAGACGACCGCGCCACCCGAGGCCGTGGTGCTCGCGGCCAAGCAGAACGGCGAGATCCGTGTCGACGGCGTCGCCTACAAGATCATCGCTGGCCCGCAGCATCACGTCGACATGGACGGACAGCCGTTCAAAGTGACCATCCTGTCGCAACGACAGACGAGCTAGGAGCTTTCAATCATGGCCCAGTACAAGGTTGTTTCGCCGTGCGCGTACACCGTCGACGGCAAGGGCGTCCACCACAAGGTGGCCGGCGCGACCGTCGACCTGGCCGACGACGTCGCCAAGCGGTTGGGTGACGCGGTCGAACGCATCGGTGGCCCTGCGCCGCGCGGACGCAAGCCGCAGGCCGCCGCCAGCGCCGATGACGACGAGTAGCCGCGACATCTTCGCCGAGATCGAGCAGAAGATCCGGCGCGATGCCGAGGTGAAACTCAAGACGAAAGAGGCCGCCGAGCAGATCCGCGACGAGGTGCGCGCCGAGACCCCGGTGCGCACGGGTAGAGCTGCGGCCTCGGTGCATGTCGAGAAACGCAAGCCGCGCAACGGGTTGCCGCACTGGTGGGTCGGTTCCCGGCTCTGGTACTTCCATTTCATCGAGGACGGCACCGGGCCGGACGCACCCGGGTCCAACGCGCCGTTCGGGCCGAACACGCCCACACCGGAGTTCGCGCCGTTCGGCAAGGTGGCGCACCGGCACGGTGGCACGGTCGACGGCGTGGAGGTGGATGGATGACGGCGCACACCGAGACACCCGACGACGTCGAAGAGGCACTCGTCGCCTACCTCGGCGACCTGCGCGACACCGCGATCACGCGGCGCCCCGGCGACCCGCTGCCGTTCACCCTGGTTCGCCACATCGGCGGCGACGAGAATCCCGACCTCGGGTTCGCCGACCCGCTCGTGTCGATCCGCACCCTATGCGACAAGTCGACCGGCGAAGAGGCCGCCCGCGACGCAGCCGACGAAACCCACTCGTGGATGCTGCATCTCGCGCACCACCAGGACGACATCGTTATCAGCGGCGGCCGGATCGTGAATTTCGACTACGTGACCGTGGTCGAGTCGCCGCGCTGGTCGAAGTTCGACGACGACCAGGTGCTCTGCAAGATCGCCCGATACGGAATCGGGCTGTCCTACACCCGCAAATAGTCAGCCGAACATTTCCCCGTCGCGGTCGCCGAGGGCCGCGGCGCGCGGCCGCGTGCGCCGCATTCCCGCCGGAATCCTTTCCGGCAGTCCAGTATCCGCGAAAGGAACAACACTCATGGCACAACCGAACACCGGTGTCAGCTTCAAGGCGTCCGGCCTCGGGATCTTTGACACCCTGCGGATTCGCCGCGGCGGCAAGTGGAATCTGCTTGTCCGCGACTACAAGGGATCGGCCACCAACATCAGCCCGAGCGGCGATTTCGGTGCGCCGATGGCCCTCGACGGCAACTGGCGCGACGACCTGCTCGCCGTCAAGAAGAACGCCAGGGGTCAGTGGGTTTACAACAACCAACCAAACCTCGGGTTCCACCTGCTCGGCGCCGCGAACCCCGACGGGTTCGCCCAGGAACACGACATCAACGTCGATGAGCTGGAGATCCTGCAGTCCATCGACCCGGCGCGCGTGGACCTCACGAGCCGCGCGAAGCGCATCGTGTTCACCGGGTACGAGAACAAGCCGCTGCTGCATCGGCTCATCAACGACCTGCCGCTCGACAACATCCTCGACCTCGGTTCGGGCACCTATTTCTCGGGTGAGTCGGCCGAGATCGACTTCGTCGAACGGCAGATGATCCTGATTCACGAGGACAAGGCCGGCGGCAAGCCCGAGCGCGTCGCGTTCCCGGTGCCTCGCTGCGTGCGTACCGGCATCGGCAACCTGACCGGCACCAAGACCGACCCGCTGTCGGCGCAGCTCACGTTCGCTCGGATTCTCGACCCGTGGTTCGTCGACGGCGACGGCGCACCGCTGATCGGTGGTGTGTGGGTGTCCGGTGAGGGTTGGGACGAAAGCGTTGTGCCCGGGCTGACGTTCGTGCCGCCCGCACCGGTGGCGACGCCGACCGGCGCGACCGCGGCCACGATCACGTTCGCCGAGGTGCTCGGCGGTGTGTCGCCGTACACCTACACCGTCGAGAAGTCGGCCAACGCGGACATGTCCTCGTCGTCTGCGGCGACGGTCGGCAGCACCGACGTCACCGATGGCGTCGTGACGCTGACGCTGTCCGGCCTGACCGCGTCGAGCACGTCGTACTTCCGGGTCAAGGTGACCGACGCGGACGGCGACGTCGCGCTGTCGATGGTGACCAACGCGGCCACGCAGCCGGCGTCCTAACAAGTCTCCCCGGCGGGCGTTTTCGGCTGGCGCCCGCCGGGGCCACCACCTCACAGCCGAGCCAGCCGAAACCCCAACAGCCGAAAGGACAGTCGAACCATGACCGATACCGACAAGGCCACCGCCGAGGCCCAGGAACAGGCCGACACCTACGACAGCTTCGCCCGCTCGGGCGAGATCACCGCGCTCAACGGCGACGTGTTCACGGTGCGAAACCCGCTGTTCTTCAACGTCGATCAGCTCACCGCGTACAACCGGCTGCACCACCGGATGAACCAGTGCGACCGGTGGCCTGACGTCGAGAAGCCCGAGCAGCGGATGAAAAGCCGCCAGCCGGACGGCACCGAGGTCGAGACGTTCGTCGGTGCTCACACCGTGCGCGGCGACTACATCGAGCCGTACCAAGAGAACGGCATTCTGGTCGAACCGCCCTACGAGGTGCAGGTGTGCAAGATCGTGATGGGCGACCAGGAATACGAGAAGTTCGCCGCGGCCGGCGGCAGCCCGCGCGAGGTCGTCGAACTCGTCAAGGAACTGCGTAGCGGCGTGGTGAAGCGGGCCGATGCCGACTCGAAAAGTGATGCAGGCGTTCGCGTTCTGGAGGATGGCACCCCGGCAGATCGCGAGTGATCTGCGCCGGTTCTTCCCGGGTTGCCATATTCGGGACTGGCACCAAGGCCGCATGAGCAGCTACGAACTGCTCGAACTGTTCGGCGTCACCGTCGCCGAGGACGAGGAAACCGAAACGCGCACCATCGTGGTCGAGTGGCCGCCCGAGTCCGGCGCGGTGGCCGCGGTGGTGCGCGACGGCGACCGGCCCGAGTGGCAGAAGATGCTCGCCCAGGTCGCGAACATCTCGGCGCTATTCCGTTCCGCGCATCTGCCCAAGGCCGACACCGAGGCTTACGGCGAACAGTTGTTCTTCCCGATCAGCAAGACGCGCGAGTTCATCGAGACACAGCAGGCCGTCGCCGATGGCGAGCTGTTCTCGTTCGTCTCCGACTAGGAGGTGTTGAGCCATCGCCATCCATCTGGACATCTATACCCGACTGCGCGACAACGATATTCGGCGTGACGCCGACCGGCTGCAGCGCGAGTACGACCGCGCAGGGCGCTCGGCGGGTGCGGCGTTCGGTGACCAATTCGCGGCGGGTGCTCGGCGCTCGACGCCGGCGGTCACCCGCGCGATGTCGCAGGTGGAGCGCGCGACCGACAAGGTGGCGGCTGCGCTCGGCCGGGTGAACGTCGAGCAGGCCAAGTACGACGACCTGGTGCGGTCGGGTTCGGCGAGCCGAACGCAACTCATCACACAGTACGAGCGGCTCACGACGGCGCAGCGTCGCCACCACTCGACGATTCGGGATGCTGTTCGCGCACACCGCGATCTATCGGCGGCAACCGCGGCCGCTGCCTCGCCGATTGGCCGGATGCTCGGCACGGTCGGGCAACTCGGCGGTACGGCGGCTGGCAGTGCGGCGAGTGTCGCCCGTCTCGGCGGCGCAATCGGTGGCCTCGCCACCGCCGGATCAATCACGGTCGTAGTCGCCGCGGCAGCCGAGATGCTGTTCGACGTGGGCCGCGCTGCGGTCACCGCGACACAATCGCTGTGGCTGCTGCCCTCGGCCCTCGCCGCCGCCGGTACCGGGTTCGCCGCGCTCAAGATCGGGTTCCTCGGGTTCGCCGACGCCATCAAAGAGGTTCGCGACCCCGAGAAGTTCGCCGAGGCACTGCAATCGCTGTCTCCGAACGCGCAGCAAGCCGCACTGTCGATCCGCGAGCTTATGCCCGCGTTCGACGGATTGAAGAACAGCGTGCAGGACTCGCTGTTCGCCGGTGTGGCGCCGCAGATCGAGGCACTCACGCAGCAATACCTACCGACGCTCGAGGCGATGCTGTCCAGCGTCGCCGGGTCGTTCAACACGATGTTCAGCGACGCGGTCGGTGTGCTGCAGGAGAATCCAGATCTCATCGCGAACATCTCGACCAACGTTCAGGCTGCGTTCCGTAACCTCGCGCAGGCCGCCGGCCCGCTCACCGAGGCCCTAACCCGGTTGGTGAGCGTCGGGTCGGATTTCCTGCCAGGTTTGGCCGACGCCGCGGCGAACGCGGCCACCGAGTTCGCGAACTTCGTGGCCCAGGCCGCCGCGACCGGCGATCTGCAGCGGTGGATTCAGGACGGCATCACCGCCGCAAAGGAACTCGGCGGCGCGATCTGGGATATCGGCAAGATCATCTACGACACGTTCGGGTCGGCCAAACCTGAAGAGTTCCGGCAGTCCTTGGACAGCATCGTCAGCACGATCAATTTCGTTGGCAATGCCATCACCGGGCTGCAAACGGTGTGGAACGGGTTCGCCACGGCCGCCGAGTGGGCGCTCAACCGCGTCATCGACGCCGCCAACACGCTGTTGACCCCGCTGCGCGCCGCTGCGGGCATTCTCAGCATGTTGCCGGGTGTCGAGATGCCCACGGCGATCCCGTATGTCAACGCGCCGGTGGCGGGCACCCCGGTTCCTGCGGCGGGTGCCGCGGGCGGCATCGGCGGCGCGGCTGCCCTCGGCGGCCGCGCGGGCGCCGGCGGGCTGGCCGGGTTGGCCGGCCCGACCGGGTGGTCCCCGCGCCCGGTGCCCGCGCCGCCGCCGGACAGCAGCCGTGGCAGCGGGCCGCGGTTGCCCGATGCGCCGGTGGTGCCGTACGACTCGACGCTGCCGCCCGGGTTCGAGGGCATGGCGCAAAACGCGGCCGGTTTCTCGGCGCTGTCGAGCTACTTGGACGCCCGCCACGACCTGGCCGAAAAGCAGGCCCGGTTGGAGCAACTCGAACGCGACAACAACGCCACGGCCGATGACCGGTTGAAGGCCCGCAACGACGTCATCGAGGCCGAGCAAGATCTGCAGGCCGCCGAGTTGCGGCTGTACGAGGCCCGCGACAACGCCTACGAGCAGATGGTGAAGTCGGGCAACCGCTACGCCGCGCAGCTCGGCGACATCGGCGCGCAACTCGACCAGGATTTCGGGATCAGCAAGGGACTGGCCGGGATCGCCGAGAACATCACCAAGTTCGTTGCGAACCTCGCCGCCGCGCCGCTGCTCGGCCAACTCGGCGCGATCAGCCAGACGTCGCCGTCGCAGGGCGGCCACGGCCTGATGGGAATCCTCGGCGCGCAGGGCGCGTTCGGCCCGCAGTTCACCGGCCTCGCCCAACAGCAAGGCTACGGTTACGCCGCGTCGGCCCTCGGGCCATCGGCGCTGCGGCCCGGTGCCGGGTACCTCGGTGACGCGGCTCTGCTGGCGAACGTGCCCGCGGGCACCTACTCGCAGACCGGCATCGCTGACCTGACCCGCGGCATCGGTGACTGCTCAAGCGCGGTTGAGGATCTCGTCAACCTGCTCGACGGGCGGCCGACCGGCGGCCGGTCGATGTCGACCGGGAACGCCGCCGAGTGGCTGACCTCGCGCGGGTTCCTGCCCGGCACGGGTGGCCCCGGCGATTTCCGCGTCGCGTTCAACAGCGGCCACATGCAGGCCACGCTGCCCGGTGGCACCCCGTTCAACTGGGGCAGCCAGGCCGCGGCGGCCCGCCGAGGGATCGGCGGCACCGGCGCAGACGACCCGGCGCTGACGCAGCACTACTACCGGCCCGTCGTCTCGCCCGGTGCGGCGGGTGTCATGCCGGACAGCCTGCTCTACTCGCCGGCCAACACGAACCCCGCGCTGACGAACCCCGCCGCGTCGATGGCGGGTGTGTCGGCCGCGCCGTTCACGCCCGGGCAGTACGGCGGCGTGGCCCCGGCGTCGGGGCCGGGTGGTGGCGGTGGCATCGGCCTCAGCGGTGGCGGCGCAATCGGCCTCGCGATGGAGGCCGGCGGCGCGGCGCTCAACGGCCTGGCGCCCGGTGCGGGCCAGGCCGCGCAGACCGGCATCAAAGAGATCAGCCGATTGATCGAGTTCGGTTCTCAGGCAGTCGGTATCGGCGTCAACGGCGCCATCGAGACGCTGGTGCCGTTCGGCGGGTCGGAGATGGCCGCGAACAACTGGATCACCCGCATCGCGGGCGCGTTCGCCGGCGCCGCACCGGCATTGCCGAACCTCGCCGGCGATCAGGCAGGCCCGAGCGCCGAGCAGGTCGCCGGTGCCGACCCGAACGCCACGCAGCACGGGCAGGCCGCGGGCCAACAACCAGGCCCGGTGAACATCACGGTCAACAACCAGCGCGCCACCGAGGACGGCACGGGCCGCGACATCGCGTGGCACATGCAACAGGCCAACGTGACGCCAGGGAGGGGATGAGATGGCGACCAAGCGTTACCCGGCCGGACAGATCACCCCTCACGGCTGGTACCACGTCACGAAGGGCACCCGCCCGATGATGTGGCTCGAATCATGGGACAAGACAGCACGATTCGACTTGCTCGGCGGTTTGGCAGCGCCGTTCCACGACCCGACCGAACCCGAGTGCGTGGAGCTTGTGAGCCTCAAGGGTCTGATCGCGCCGTGGAAGCATATTCAGCAGAAGGGCGCGACGCAGGACGGCATCACGCATGTCGATGCGCTGCTCGATCCCAACGAAATCGAGATGGTCGTCAACTGTGTTGGGCGCACGCCGAATCACGCCGTCGAGGTGGCCCGCGATCTCATCGCGTCCATTGATGCCATCAACACCGCCACGGTCAATTTCCTGACGCCCGACCTCGGGCATTGGTGGTCGGATATTCGGTGGCTCAACGGCGCACCAACCGATCCGGTCAACATCGTGTCGCAGGGCAAACCGCTGTCGCTGCGGCTGCAAGGCGATGCCGGTTTGTGGCGGTCGTACGACCACGTGTCAACGTTCACGTTCTCGTACGAGGACATGACCGACACATTCACCGCGGATAACCGATCCACCCAGGATCTCGGTGACATTCCGCAGTATTACACAGGCAGCGGCGGCGGCTACTGCACGTCGAACGGCGACCGCATGATCTGGGTCGACGACCCCGACGACCCGTTCGGCACGCACTCACGGCGCGTCATCAACGGCCCGTGGCCGGATTTCGAGACCGCCACCAACAACCAGGTCATCTCGCAGGTTCACGGCACCGTTCAAGAGTGGTCGACGCCGAAAACGTCGTGCAACATTCTCGGCGGCCGGATGGGGCGCGACGAAGACGGCGCGTGGGATGGGTCCGGTGTGTTCGTCGAGTACGGCATCGGCTATATCCGGCTGTTCTACACAGTGGATTTCGAGGAAACCACCCTGCGCACCGAGCATCTGCCAATGCTCATCGCCCCGGCCCCGGGCGAAAAGTTCACCCTGGTATGCGGATACGACGGCGACCCGCGCATGTTCAAGGTGCTACGCAACGGCAACGTGATCCTGTCGCACAAAGAAACGGGCACCGGGTCGCCGCTCGGCCCAAACAACCGCGGCGTCGGTAACGGAATGTTCGCCGCCGCAGCTCTGCTCACGCAGGCCACCCCGGCGGCCATCCGCAAGATCTCGGCCGGCGACAACGCCTCGGTGACGCAGTCGGGATGGCTCGACATGGTCAACATCGGCGACCAGAAGATGTATTACGACTTCACCGTGTTCGGGCCGGGAACGTTCCGGCTCTACGACGGCCCCGGCAGTAACGAGTATGTCGAGTTTGGGCCGATCCTGCGGAACCAGATCGTGTTTCTGCGCACCGATCCGCGCGTGAACACCACCCTCGTGCAGGATCTCACGGTCACGCCGCCCTCGCCGCAGGACTTGAACATCTTCCAAGAGGCTGTTGCGAAGCTGCTCAAGGCAACCGGTGTGAACGGCACCGCGATGGAAAACCAGATCAAGTCGCTGTTCGGTATCCGCACCGCGCAGGGCAATCTCTACAAGTACCTCAAGGGCCGGTTCTCCGAGCGGGCCGCGATCCCGCCGAAACCTGCCGGCCAGCCGGCACCGACGTATCACGTCAAGGTCGAGATCGTCGGCGGCGACGCTGATTCCAAGATTATCGCCGCTGGGACACCGCTGCGGAGGTATCCGCTCTGATGGCCGTCGAGCAATCCGACCTCGATGTGTGGCGGGCCGCGGTCCAGTCCGGCAACCCGTACCGCATGGCGACGACCGCGCGGTGGCTGACCGAGAGGAAATCGAAGGTCGACACCGAGTTTCGGTTCACGGTGTGCGACAAGATGTGGCAGCCCATCGGCTACGTCGGCAACGACCTGATGGAAGGCTCGGGCGCGAGTCCGGTGAACGACACCCCGACCGGGCGCCTGGTGCTCAAGGGCAACAGCCCGTTGATCCCGATGTTCATGGACTGCCGCAACACCCTTGTCGGTGTCATCGTGGAAACCGCGGGTATCCGTGAGGCGTTCTACACCAAGGTTCACCGCTACCGGTACGAGAACAGCGAGTGGACGGGCACCGTTGAACTGCGCGGCATTTGGGACATCCTGAACTACTACGTCATCTGGCCGTCGTGGTGGTTACCGATTCAGGCGCAGCCGATCTCACACGCGGTGTTCATGTGGGCGTTGCAGACCGTGCTCGAGAACATGGTCGCCGAGTGCGCGATCCGGTTGCAGTCGGGCTGGCTCGAGTTCATCAACAACGGCCTGTCGTTGAACCCGCAACTCAAGGCGTGGCTCGGCACCGTGCTGCAGGCACTCAAACGTGACGGCCTGAGTGTCGACACGTTCACGCGCATGTTGCGCACCCCGATGTACGTCAAGCGGACGAACCCGTTCCTCGACACCAGTCCGATGGCCGCCGAAACGGTGCGCATGGAAACCGTTGGGCAAGTCATCAAGAGGATCACTCGGCCGTACGGTGTGACCGGCAGCGTCGACCTATTCCTGCCTGGTGATCCGCAGCCCGACCAGTGGGTGACCCTCGACCAACCGACCTACGTGTTCTCGACGCGCGACGGGTCGCAGATCGAGGGTCCGACGAAAACTGTTGCCGATTCGGTCATCCGACAAGTGGTCGACCTCGGCGGCGCGCTCGGCAGCATCTTCAAACCGGTCATCAAGCAGGTGCCCGGCATGGAGGGCGTGTTCTACGCGCCGAAGCTCGGCGTGGATTTCGAGCAGCCGTACGCCTACGTGGTGGCACCCGAACCGGGTGAGGACTCGTCGATCATCTCGTGCGAGATCGCCGACCATACGCCCGAGGGCTGGCAGCACATCATCGGCGGGCGCAGCCCAAAGTGGTTGAACGACTTGCTCAATGCGACGTTCGCGTGGGCCATCGACAGCCTGATGATCGCGGTCGGATTCACCGGCATTCCGAGCGATCTGCTGTCGGGTTTCCTCAACAATGCGTTCCTGGCGTTCCAGCTCGTGCAGCACTACGAGCGGCGCGACGAGGTCGGCCCCTACCACCCGGCCATCGAGCGGATGCATCCGACTGCGTCGGCGCCGTACAACGTCGAGACGATGTTCGCGTTCATCAACGCGCTGTTCGACTCGCAGGGCCACACCACCGCGCAAGTCACATTCCGTAACGGCGACCAATACGCGCTCGGTCGCGACATTTTCAAGGGCAGCCTGATGAGCCTGGTCTATCTCGCCAGGACTCGGATGGTGACCGACTACGTCACCAACTACGTGTGGCGCATCACGCCCGACGAGCGCACGGTCACCGTGCAGATGGGCGACGGTCGCCGGCACGAACCACCGCTCGCCAAGATCCAACGGTTCATCACCGAGGCGTTCGAGGCGATCAACGCACTCACACTGGCCCCACAATCCTGATGGGAGACAACACACATGGCATGGCCCATCGTTGACTACAACGGCGTCCCGCACTACCACGGGCAGGGCGATTTCTTCATCCCAGTCGACCCGTCGACCGGCATGGCGGTCATCATGCTGCGCCAGGACGGCGGCATCGCCTCGGGCATCGTCGGCGTCGAGAAAGGCGACCCCGGTGTGCCGCCGAATTTCGACCCCGACATTCCGGTCACCGAGCTGGCGCACGACGACCCGACCCCAGCGTCGGGCACGTGGACGCAGATTTCGCCGCCGAGCGGTGACGACCCCGGCGTATGGCAGATGAGTCTCTCGCTGCACGGCCCCGCGCCGGCCGAGGCCGGCGGCGGCAGCATTCCGACGCCGGCCGATTTCGGCGGTGGCACCGCGGGCCAGGTGCTCGCGGTCAACAGCGACGCAGACGAGTTCGAGATCGTCGACCAGAAGATTCCCGAGGTGTTCTACCCGGGCGAGATCGACAACGTCGGGTCGGGCAACGTGAACGCGACGCTGTGCCCGATCTCGATTCCTGCTCGGCCGTGGGCGCGGCGCGTGCGGGCGCAGGGCTACACCGTGGTGACCGGTGAGGCCGCCGATGTGCGCGTCGACCTTGTGGCGCGGCTCAAGAACGAATCGGGCGGCAACATTGTTGGTCACTGCATCGGCATTGCCGCCACCGAGCGGCTGATGTTCGCACCCGGCAAGCCGATCAACCCGGGCACCGTGTCGGACTCTTACGACATCCTCGCTGCGGGCGAGAGCGCCACTCTGTACGTGCGGCTCGAACGTAAGGCCGGTTCCTCGACCTACACCGCGTCGGCGTCGGCGTCGATGTTCTCCGCTGAGGTGTGGCCGCTCTGATGTCCATCGAGATGCCTGATTGGGCGTCGAACATTCCCTCGGCGCCCATCCACCAGACGCGGCCAGGTTCGGAGATCACGCGCCCGTTCACCGCTCAGCAGCTGCACGAACTCGGCGGGCAGTTGGTCGAGCAGTTCCTCAAGCAGGTGGTGCTCGCGTTGGCCGGCATATTCGTTCCCGGCAAGCTCGGTGCGGCGTTCGATCAGCTCAAGGACTGGGCCGACGACCTCGGCGACCGCATCATCAGCGACATCAACGACAACGCCGGAATCGACCTGTCGTCGTGGGAGGCGTTCATCGCGTCGCTCGACGACGACCGGGGCATCGACCTGCCGTTCCTCGCCGCGTTCATCGCTGGGGCGCAACAGTTCTTCGGCGCAATCGACTTCACCGACCCCGATTTCGATCCCGAGGACGCGGCGCGCGAGTTCGTGCGCACGATCGTGCAGCCGTTCCTCAACATCGTGTCGCGGATCCTGCCGGGGCTGTTGGGTCCGCTGCCGATTGGGCTGCTGACCGACGAGAAGCTCACGCTGCTCCTCGAGGGCGGGTTCGACGACCCGGTGACCATCGTCGAGGGTTCGGGGTGGACTCATGACGCGACCGACGGCGCCACAACGCCCCTCGGCTGCGCCGTGGTCGAGTGCGACGGGCAGTGGCACGTCATGAGCACCGAGCCGCAGCCTGTCGCGCCGGGGTGGGTGCTCAAGGCGGGCGCGCAGGTCAAATACGAGGACGTCGAGGCCGAGCCCGAGTCGAACGCTGTGCGCATCGAGCTCGTGCCCTACAACGGCGACACACCCGGCGCGTCGGTGTGGCTGGCGAGCGACGAGTCACCGTCGGGCTCGCACGACTGGGACGAGCTCAACGCCTGGGGCAGCTACACCGTGCCCGCCTCGGGCGTCACTCACGTGTCGGTGCAGACGGTCGTGTCCGACGAAGCCACCGCTGGCCGAGTCAAGGTCGACAATGTGTATTTGCAAGCGACGCAGAAGATCCCGCAGGGGTTCACCAAGGACCTGCCCGAGGATCTGGCGTCGCTGCTGAATTTCGTTCGCACATGGGTGGAATCAGCACTGTCGGCGTTGGGCATCACGCCCTCGGGCAACTTGCTCGACGACATTTTCGACCTGTCCGACGAGATCGAGTGGATCCGCGACCGCGCGCACGAGGGCGTGCAGGACGCGGCTGAAGCGTTGTCGAACCTCGCGACGTTGGCGAACAACCTGCTGCACAACCCCGGCGCGGTGCTGGGGCAGATCGGTCAGGACTTGGTGGAGAACCTCGAGGACGACCTGGCCGACGCCGGTGATGCCATCGCGGATGTGTTCGATGACATCCGTGATACGTGGAACCGGATTGTGGGCGGGTATCGACGTACTGCGGTGACGGGCCAGACTAGCCAGGACGTCGAGGAGATCATGGTTTCGGTCGGCCAGGAGATTCTGGTCGCGCAGGAGTCGACGATCACGCTGGCGAACCAGGCCAACGCGCCGAAGAACGTCGCGTACTGGGAGACGCCGAACCCGTTCGAGGACGTGTCATTTCCGCGAGCGTTGTTGACTCCGGAGCCGTCGTTTTCCATCTCTGGGTCAACCGAGACAGGTTCTGGGCTTTCTGTCCTCGACGCAAACTGGAATGCCGAAGAAAGAGATGCGGTGCGTAACCATACGCACTCCATCTCCAGTGCTTCGCTGACGACAACATGGAACCGTCCGCGCTACACGATCGCCGCTGGGACGCTGGCGCTCTCAGCGGTGCGGGTGAAGCAGGACCGGCTGATCAACATCGCCCGGTTCATCGCCGGTGGCGACACTCCGCCTGCGACGGCGCTGTACGTCGGCCTGTACGCCATCGACCCCGAGACCGGGGACATGGCGCTAGTCCACAACTTCGGCGATGTGAAGGGCGACATCGCCACCGGGTCGGGCCTGTACGAGACGCCGTGTGAACTGCCGGCCGATGTGCTGGTGGACGCGGGGACGTTGTTCGCGGTCGGCATCCTGCCGGTCGGTGGCTCGTTCACTGTGGCCGCGATTCGTCGTCAGCCGATCACCACGTCGGCGTTGATCTATCCGCAGGCCGCGACGGAGCTGCTGACCGGGCAGTCCACGTTGCCGTCGACGATCACCGAGTCGGCGTTGGCGCACACGGCGACGCACCGCGTCTGGGTGAGCGTTGGGCAGGCGGTGGAGTCGACACCGGAGGACGCGAGCCCGGTGACTATGAGCATGACTTTTGACGTGTCGAACACGAGCAACTGGTCGTCGCCGTCGTTCCAGCAGATCGGCACGTCCGGGAGCCGGTTCGGTATCGACAGCGGCGCGATCTACTGCGCGTCGGACCTGTTGGCGCTCGGCGAAGAGGTGCACTGGCGGTCGGCGCTGTGCCTGACGCCGGTGCACACCAACGACATGTCGGCGACGATCACGCTCGCAACCCAGTTCAACGCCAACACATACGGCTACACCACCACGCGTGCATATGTCCGGTGCAACAGCAGTGGCACCTCGGGCGTGGCCATGCACCTGGACTCCAACGCGACCGGGAGCCTGCGGATCCGCATCGCCAACATCTCGAATATGACCTCGTTGGGCACCGTGCGGGCCACGGCCACTACCACGTTTGTGCCAGGCGATGCCCTGGAAATCCGGGCGACCGGGTCGCTCTACAAGGTGTACAAGAACGGCGTGGCGGTGCCGGGCGCGGAGTGGGACGACACCGACGAAATCGTGCCGGTCGGCAAGGCTTGGCGTCGCCATGGCCTCGGCCTCGGCAACCGTAACGTCAGTGCATTCACGACGTACCGCACGGCCTACATTGACCGGTACGTCGCAGCTGACCTGGTGGCCTGATGCCCTGGTCCCCCAACCCGACATCCCCGCAGCGGCAGCACCGAACGGCGTGGTTCCCGACGCCGCAGACACCCGCGCCGGTCAATCACCGACCCGCGTGGTTCCCGTGGTATCGGTTCACCGCAACCGATTCCGGTGTTGGCGAAGACGGCGCGCTGATCGTGCCGCGCCTGCTCGGTGCCGACGCTGGTATCGGTACCGATGCGGCATCGCTGTCGGGCGTCGGCACGCTCGGCGTCGACACCGGTCGTGGCACCGACTCAGCGCTGATCGTGCCCGAGTTGATCGTGCTCGACTCGGGCGTCGGCGTCGACGACGCGGCGCGCATCGGGTTGCACGGCGTCGACTCGGGCGTCGGCGCCGACAGCGCGGGTTCGATGAAAGCCGGTATCGCAGCTGTTGACTCGGCGATTGGCGCCGACATCCTGTCGTACCTGAAACCGGGCGTCATCGGCACCGACACCGGTGTCGGTGCTGACGCGGGCGACATCGCGTTCTCGCCGATGGCGGCGGTGCGGACCAACTTCACGAGCGCTGGTGCCTTCACCTACACCATCCCGGTGTGGTGCCGCTACATCGACATCGTCATCCTCGGCGGCGGTGGTGGCGGCGCGGGTGGAGGCTGGGTCATCGCTGGCGGTGGCGGCCAGGGCGGCGCGTGGGTCTGGATCACCCTCGAACGGGGCGTAGACATCCCGTGGACCCTGGTCACCATCACAGGATCGGTTGGCGCTGGCGGGGCCGGCGGTAGCGGTGGCGCGTCACCCGGTAACGGCTCCAACGGCTCTGCCACAACGGCCGTCGTCAACGGCACCACCTACACCGCCGCGGGCGGCTCAAATGGTGGCGGCTGGGGTGGCGACGGACAGAACGGTGGCAGCGCCCGCAACGGAAATGCCAACAGCGGCAAAGATGTCTCACTCAACGGCGAGACATATGTCGGCGGCGCGGCAGTCACGAGCGGCAACGGCACCGCAGGCAACGCGCCAGGCGGCGGCGGTCGCGGCGGCAATGCCGTTTTTCTGACCGGCGCGGCGGGCGGCAACGGTGCGACCGGTCTGGCAGCGTTCCGCGCTCGCCAATAGTCAAAGAAGGGAACGTGATTCGCCGGTGGATGCAGCAGACCGCATCGACACAGCAGAGCAGGTGGTTGACACCCTGCCCGCAGATCATCCGAACTATGCCGCGCTACACGTGCTCATCGCGATAGCGCGACTACTTCAAAGCATCGATAACCGCCAAGCTGCACAGGAGGGCACAAATGGCAACATATGACGCTGCACATCGGCGCGCTTGCGCAGCGGCGATCTGCGCGCTCGGCAACCGTATCGGACTGTATTCCAACAGTACCCGCGTCGGCACCGTGTATGGAGACACCACCTGGGGCACACCCGTCGACATCACCGAGGGCGGCGTCGACAAAGCGCAGGTGACCGGTTCGACGGTCACAATTACCATCCCGGGCGGCACGGTGTCGAACGGCACGGTCATCAACGGCTATGGCGTGTTCAACGGCTCGACGTTGCTACGCCGCGAAAGCCTACCGGCGAGCATCACCGTCAACGACGGGTCGCAGACGTTGAACGTCGACGTGACACCACGATTCAAGTATCGGGGCGAATGATGGACCGCTACACAGCGTTCGGCATCGAGAAACCGTTCCCGTGGCTCGCCGCCCTCGGCGTCGGGCTGCTCGGCGGCGTCGTGCTGTCCGGCCTGCTGTCGTGGGCGTTCGCGCCCGGGGCGTGCCCGCTGCTCGAAAAGATCATCGACGACCGCCCGCAGCTCTGAAAGGAGAACCGTGACCGAAAAGGTTCTGCCCTACGACCGCAGCGTCGTCCGGCAGGAAACCGGCTACTGGTGCGGCCCCGCGGCGACACAAGTGGTGCTGAACTCGCGCGGCATCATCAAGGCCGAATCCGACCTCGCGCGCCAGATCGGCACCACCACCCGCGGCACCGACTACGTCGGGCTAATCGAGCGGGTGCTCGACCAGATCGTGCCCGACGCCCGCTACACCTCGGTATACATCGAGAACGATCCACCGACCGCGGCCCAGAAAGAAACCCTGTGGCGCAACCTCGTTGCGTCGATCAACGCCGGGTACGGCGTCGTGATGAATTGGGTCGCGCCGCCGAGCAACAAGCCGCGCGGCGTCAAAGGCAGTGTGTCGCCGTCCTACTCGGGCGGCACCACATACCACTACGTGGCGGCGATGGGTTACGACGACAACCCGGCCGCCCGGGCGGTGTGGATCGCCGACAGCGGATTCCGGCCGTACGGCTATTGGGTGAGTTTCGACCAGTGCGCCACCCTGATCCCGCCGAAAGGCTATTGCTACGCCGCCGCCGCGCCGGCCGGCCCCGCGGCACCCTCGGCGCCCGCGCCGGCCGTCGATGCTGTCACGCTGCTGGCGCAGGCGATGAGTCCAACCGAGGTGTCGCGCGAGACGTTGGCGCTTTATCTGCCGCACTTCGCCGAGGCGATGCGCGCTGCCGAGATCACCACGGTGCGCCGCGCCGCGGCCTGGTGCAGCCAGGTCGGCCACGAGAGTGCCGGGTTGCGCTACATGGCCGAGATTCAAACCGATGGCCCCGGGTGGACCGAGGACCGTAGACGGTACCGAGGCCGCGGCCCGATCCAGCTCACCTGGTCGTCGAACTACCGCGAGTTCGGGCAATGGTGCGCCGCACGCGGTTACGTCACCGACCCCGAACTGTTCGTCAAACTGCCCGAGCTTGTCGAGCAGCCGAGGTGGGGATTCCTCGCCGCGTCGTGGTACTGGCTGCACGGCGGCCCGAAACCCGGCCAGATCAACGCCTACGCCGACGCCGGCGACATCCTCGCGGTGTCCCGCTGCGTCAACGGGTGGATCGAGGGCACGAACCCCGTCGGATGGCCCGACCGGCAGGACCGCTGGAACCGCTGTCTCGCCTTGGGCGACCAACTGCTCACGCTCGCAACCACCACCCCAACAGATCCCCTCGAGGAGTTGCTCATGACCAACCTGCGAGTCCCATCAATGTCGATCTACGCCACCCCGGGCGAGCCGGACGTGCCGATCATCGACATGATCCGCGCGCTCGACGCGCACGGCGACCACGAAAGCTACGTCGAGTGCCAGGCGCTGCTTGGCGACACCGACGCAATCGCACGCATCGTGCGCACCGCCGCCGGCAAGGGCAAGTACGGCAACGCACCCGGCCCGGTCAACCAGGCCAAAGACGCGCTCAAGCAGATCGAGGCCGTCAACCCGGCGGCCCTCGAACAGTTCCTCGCCAACCAGAAAGGCACCATCGCATGAACCCGAAGATCGCGCAGACCATCTACGCTGCCGGCACCATCGTCACGAGCATCATCGGCATTGCCCTGATCTGGGGCGGCATCGACGCCGGCACCGCGAACAGTCTCAACCAGATCATCGGCGGTGTAGGTGTCCTCGTCGGCGGCAGCAGCGTCTCGACCACCGCGGCGGTGCGCGTCATCAAGCAGGCCAAGGACGGGCTGTTCACCAAGGCCACGCCGGCCGACGCGGCAATCACCGCCATCGAGCAGACCGTGCAAGCCGCGAACGACGCCAGCGCCGAGGTCGACCGCGTCAAGCAGGCCGCGTCCGACGCGCTCGGCACCGCGTTCGACTCGGCGACGTCCACCCTCGGCCCGTTGGCGCAGCAGGCCCTCGACCGGGTGCGGCTGCTCGGATGATCGACACGCTACATTCGGCCGTCGACGTTGCCGCCGAACTGTACGAGCCTGACGACACCATCGGGCTGCTCGGCCTGGTCGTCGCCAACGGCGGGTCCATCATCGCGGCCATCGGCACCATCGTGGTCGGCGTCATCACCGTTCGCGGGCAACGCAAGGGCCGCGACCGATGGTCACACGACCGCGAGACACTGCGGGAGATCCACGAGGAAACGGTCAACAGCCATCGCGGCAAGTCCAACATGCGTGAGGATCTCGACGAGCTGCGCGACCTGGTCGCCAACGGGTTCAAGCGGATCGAACGCGACATCGGTGGTATCCGCGAGGAGATCCGCACCGAACGCAAGGAACGCATCGCCGGTGACCGGCGACGCTGTGACTCAGGACAACAAGGATAGACGTAAGGGCCCATTAGAAGGGCCTCAAGACTCACTCACCTGTAGCGTCGTCAAACGATTCGCGTGCGGAAGCCAAAGAGCTGTCAGCCCTTTCGAGAGATTCTCGGTACCTGGACTCCGCTGATCTCAGCTGTCTCGATAGCTTCTTCTGTTCTGTCACGCCACCGAGCAGGGATACAACAATGCGATCGACATGAGCCGTTGTGAGTTCGATCAGCCCGGTGCTGCCTGTATACAACCGCTCCACCTGGTCGTGGCCGAACCCGCAACGGAGGTAGTCAGCGAGGTAGTAGGGGTCAACCACCGTGGGGTCCGGGCGGATGATCGTGACGTGCCCCTCCGCCAACGCGGGCTCGTTGCGATCCCACACAGCTGTCTTACCCAGCGTGCCGTCTCCTGTGGAGCTTAGGAGAACATCGCCCTTCTGGAGTTTCGCCGTGTCGGGCATCTGTTCAAACTCGGCTTTCTCAACCCAATCAGCACCTGTCAGGTCAACACCACCGAATCGCGTAATTGCGCTGCCCGATTTAACGACCACGGCGTATCCGTCTGGTTCATCGACGTAGAGCGAAGAGTTGGGCGACTTTCCACGCGCCGTCTCGATGGTGTTGAGTTTCTGAATCGTGGGCGCGCCCGCACTGATCAGGGCTTCTGTTCTCTCGCGGACCGACGGCTCCCAGTACTTGTAATCCCACCGCAGAGTCGAGTCGCTTGCCACATCGTTCGATATCACATCGAATGCGGTCCAGTGACTACCTGCGCGAGGGGACCCCTGTGAAGGGTCAGTCAACCCTGCAGCAAGCGAATCCCGCACGGCCGCAAAGTCGAAGCCTCTGATCTCTTCGCCCGTCCCGTGGTACCCGAGGCTATCGAGTGTGCCGAACGCAATAGGATAAGTCGACAACAGGTCAATATCCTGGATCTCCTTGCGTCGCAGCAGGAGTATGCTGCTCCGAACATTAATCTTGTTCGGTTTGAACGTCACATCTGGCAGCCGCAGAACAGCCAGCAGGTCTGCATGCTGCATCACCCAGCGGCGTAGTTCCGTACCCGTGCTGGTGTTAAGCAAACCTTCATCAATGACCGTGCAAATAAGCCCGCCGGGTTTGGTGGCCAGCACCATGCGTTGAAGAAACATGTGCTGGCCCTTGCCTCCTGGCACAGGGTATTCGGCGGCCTCCGACGGACTCAATGAATCGCCTTCGGTGGTCCCGAACGGCGGATTCGTGAGGATGAAGTCATACAGCGCCTCGCCCATCGGCCAAACGGCCGCGCTCGGGCGAATCGAGTTCTCGCACCTAATATTAGTGTGCCCGTCTCCCGCGATGATCATGTTCATCTTGGCGGCAGATGCAACACCCTCGTTGGCGTCACAGCCGTGGAATACGTCGACTTTGAGTCGGCGAGCGAGATCCTCCCGGGTCGCCCTCGTAATGCGACGGGCTGCTAACAGCGAATCGAGTTGATTAAGAGACGCATTGAGTGTGTACACAAGGAAACCGCCCGTGCCGCACGCCGGGTCTAACACCCGCACGTCGCTACCCGCTCGCAAAGCGTTGACGATAGCCTCCCGGCCAATCAACTCGGACATGATGTCAATAACAGGCCTCGGCGTGAAGTACTGACCGAGTTTCTTCCCCTTCAATGTTGCCCGAACGAAGTACTCGAAAGCGGTGCCCTTGACGTCGTGGTCGCTGTCGGTGAACGACACCTTCGCCAATTCGGTAACGAGGTAGTGATACGTCGCCGGGTGGCGCATGTGAAGGTTCTCGGTTAGGACATCGCCGAATTCCAGTTCCTTGATCTGTTTCAGCATCTGATGGACGGCTGACCGGACCTGGTCGGCTTGGGCAGGGGGTCGCTCGGCCAACTCCCAGAACCGGTAGCTGTACGGAAGCTGAAACTGTCCAGCGTCATCCTTCTCTTCCAGAAGCTTGAGGAAGAGAAGCTTCGAGAAGTCGGCGAAGGCGTACTCCTCATTCTTCTCAATGTTGCGAATTTTATTGTGGCACCGCGCAAACAGCTCGTTCAACTGTTTCAGCGGAAGCGACGGGCGGAACGGCAGACTGTCGTCGCCGTCACCAAGAGGGACATTCGTCGCATCTTTCTTCTTGCGAAGAAACTGGACAACGGCCTTCAATTGATCCTTGCTAGGGATCTTGTCGGCGAGTTTCCCGTTCCACAGGATCGGTTCACCATTGTGTGTGTTGTAGACCTGGATGAGTTTGCCGTTGGTCACCACCACGAATGGGGCCCTGACCGCCTTCCCATAGTCGAGCGCTTGTTTAACATCGGCCCTGACAAGGTTGCGTCCGTTTCGTTTCGCCTCCAAGACAAAGTGAACGGTTCTGCCGCCGCAGTTGATCAGCAGGTCCGCATACCCCGACGCGTAACGGTCGGGATGTCTGACGGGCGTCTCATAGTCGATATCGCCCACTATGTCGTACCCGCGACGAGCCAAGTATGGGAGGATCCGCTTGATCACGGTCTCCGTTTCAGTACGGATGCTGGTCATCGTTACCTACCATTGAGAGTCTTAGGGTCACCTTAAGGGCTGCCTGGAGCAGGGTATGACATCGACACCCACGGGTTATGCATCGCACCCACATTGATCTGAACCGATCGTGTGAAGAGCATAAGGATCGAGGGCGACAACGGAGCGGCGATCCTTACGATCACGAACCACGCCTGGTTGGATGACGAGAGTACCGGGCTTCCCCAGGCTGGCGGCGCGACCAGCTGAGTGCGGACGCTATCCGTGCTTCACCTATCGATCGTCTCGACGGTCCAGCCGCGCACCGTGCCGCGCGGCAGGGTTCCGCGTCGCGGCCAGCCGCTCATCGAGCAGTCGGTCGATCACGCGCACTGAGCAACCCGATGCGCGCCGGTAGGCCGTGAGCACGCGCAACTCGGCGTCGATGACGTCGATAGTTCGCATGATGATTAGACGCCGGCGAGGCGTGAACGGTTCCCTCGATGCTGTGGTTAGCGCCGGTTGCGCAAGGTGTGCTGCACGGCAAACGCCGTCCAAATGAGTGTCCACATACCACCCCACAGCATCCATAGAATGCCGACCGGCGCCGCGTCGCTACCTGCGCCGCCAGCCGCGGCCAGGAGCGGCAGCCCGACCGTGGCAACGAGTGAGAGAACCGCGAGCAGTGCGAACCCGTAATTCACGGTGAATCGTCGCTCGGCGATCTGCACCGCGAACGGCGGCATGGTCTGATGCTCGGTCCACTTCTGACCGTCCCAATAGCGTTGCCCGCCAGCGCCGGCCGGATCGGGGTACCAGCCTGGCGGGGGCGTTGGTACATCTCCCATGCCGCCGCATATTAACGCACCCGTCCGAGCGCTTAACTCGCTACAGATAACGGCGGGTGCTGCCCTTGATCGGCGCGGGGCCGCAATGCGCGCCACGGGTCGAGCGAGGTGATCGCGTCGTGCAGGCAGCCGGCCGGCACTTTCGTATAGATCTGCGTCGTCGCGATGGACTTGTGACGCAGCAGCTCTTGGACAACGCGGATATCGACGCCGTTGTCGAGCATCGTGGTCGCGTACCAGTGCCGCAGACAGTGCGGCGTCCCGCGCACGCCGGCGCGCTTCATCGTGCGCCCGATGATGTCAGACACCGATTTTGACAGGATGTGCTCGCCCTCGTGGCCCCGCATCGGGAACCACCATCCGGCGGCCGGCATCTCTGAGGCCATCTGGATCAGCAGCGGGTGCAGCGGCACGGACCTCAGCCGTTTCCCTTTGCCTTTGACCCACAGCACGCGCGCCGACATGTCGATGTCCTCGCCGCGAATCTTCGCGATCTCGTGGACTCGCAGACCGGCCAATAGGGCGAGCAGAATCATGCGCCGTGTCGAGGTCCACATGCGGGTTTGCAGCAAAGACACTACATCGGCGTCGCTGATGGGTCGCGGCTGGCGGTCGGGCAACCGCGGCGCCCCAACTTTCACCATCGGGTTGTCCTCGCGCCGGTCGGTGAGTTGCAACCACTTGAACCAGGCCGACAGGTAACTCGTGTAGGTGCAGGCGGTCGAGTCTGACCACTCTTCGTGGTCTGCGATCCACCGCACGAGGTCGACCGCGCGTATGTGCATCGGCTGTATGCCGGTTTCCATGTGCAGTAGGTGGATGACGCGCAGGCGTTCGTCGATGGTACGGCGCGAGAGGCGTTGGGCTGTTTGCCAGATCTCCCAATCGTCCAGCCCGAGCGTCGCGATTGCGATTTCTTTCACATTGCGAAATTTTGAACCTACGCAGCCGTTAAATTCGAGATCTGATGTCGATCTGCAACCCCACCGTGTTCCACCCGTAGCCATCTCCGCTACGCCGCCGAGTCGTGGGCGACGGAAGTCTTACGGACGGGAAAGGGCCGAACTACGGTCTGGTAATCCGCAGGTCCCAGGTTCGAGCCCTGGTGGGGGCACCACCCGTCCGGGTTGAACATCGGCCCATTGCCGGTGAACAGCCAGTCGCGGTTAATGCCAGTTGCGGTTGCTATCCGGTCAACCTCCGCCACGTCGAGGACGAGCGTGCCGCGCACTCGTTTCGAGAACGCGCTCGGCACCATGCCGACAGCCTTTGCCACGTCCTTGTTCTTCACCCCGAGGACGCTGAGACCAATGCGCAGCCGGCTCGCGACCTCCTGGTGGAAGTCAGCCCCGGTCGCGTTGAGTTCGATGACAGTCGCGCTCATGTGTGAATACGTTACCCGCTAAGTGAATACACGCAAGATATAGCCCATAAATTTCCCCGAGGGACACACCGTGCCACATGCGGTGCTTGACCCGTTTCACTCTGGGTCCTATCAATTTCCCTGTGAGAAATTCAGGTCCGCAATCGGAAACAAGCTGCGGCGACGTCGCGACTGCGATCCGCGTCGGGCTCGCCCGCAAGAACACCACCCAATGCGCACTCGCGCGCCACCTCAAACTCTCGCAGCCATCCATCCATCGCCGCATGGCCGGCAAGGTGCCGTGGCGCATCCACGAGCTGACCGCGGCGGCCGAGTTCCTCGGCATCACCATTCCCGACCTGCTCAACGAAAAGGCGAGCGCGTGAACGACAGCAACCTCGTCGGCGTCGAGATGATCGACCGCGACGCCGAGATCGTGGAGCACTCGAAGCGGCTCGGTGAGCGCACCGCAGCTCTGCTCGACCGTTACCTGCGCCGCGCCGACGACGCCGACCATCTTGCGCAGATCGAGAACCTCGCCGGACTGCTGCGCAGCGCGCTCGCCTACAACCTCGCACTCGCCACCGAGATCGCCCACTACTGCGGCGAGATGCGCCAGGCCCGCGCCGAGCGCGACGAACTGCTCGATGGCCTCGCTGAGGGCATCGCCGAGGCGTGCGGGGCCACGCTGTGACCGGCCTCGTCACGGCGCTGCTGCTGGTGCAAGTGCTAACGCTGCTCGTGCAGTTGAGCCATGCCGGGGCGACGCAGCGCGTTCTCACTCTGCTGATCGCCGCATCGAGGCGAGTCCGATGATCGCCGAGGTTCTCCGCGGCGCCGCGGACATCCTCAATGCCGCCGCACGCGCATACGACGAGCAGCGCACCGGGTTCTCGGAACGCGAGGCCGGCGACTGGCTCGACGCTGCGGGCATCACCGACGCCGGACTGCCTGACGAGTTCATCGACCTTGACGAGCTCGACCTGCCGCGCTCCACCGAGCCGCAGTGTGGGCACCCGCCCGTGGCATGCGCCGCAGAGTGTCGGCGCGTGCACACCCCCGAGGGGGTGAGCGCCGATACCCCCGACACGGCGCCCTCCCCGGGGCACCCCGCCGACCTCTCGGACTCCGAGCTGCTGATCCGCGCCGCTATCGCCGTCGACCACGCCGCGAACGCCGCCACGACGGTCGTGTGGACCACCGAACTGCTGAACCTCGCGGACGAACTGCGGGACCGCGCCGCCCAGTTCGCGGCGATCGAAGCCACCGACACCCCATAAGTAAGCGGCCCCGCGCCGCTACCACGGCCGGGGCCTTCACCCACAAAAGGAAGAAGGTCCGTTGTGAGCTCCCCCGATCGTATCGCCGCCCACCACAAACAGTGGGACGCGCTACCCGAGTTCCCCGCATGGCCCTACGTCATGACCGACGACGACGTGCAGGCATGGGGCGACATCCTCTACATGCGCGCCCTGGTCGAGGCCATCGAAGCGCTCGTCACGCCCACCGCGGCGCACGACGTTCTCGCTGGGTTTGAGCGTGACGGCCGCGGTCTCGTCGACGCCGACGCCGACATCCACCTCGGCGATTGGCCGGCCGACCGCGCCGCCGAGCAGCTCGCCGCGTGGCGCACCGAAGCCGAGGCGGTGGCCGCGTGAGCGTCACCGTCCGCACTCGGGCCGAATTGGATCAGGCTCTCGCGGACCGAGCCGATGTGATCTACATCGAGTCCGATCCCGGCGTGTGGCTGCGTCTCGCCGATTCGGGCTCTGCACGCGTCGTGGCGTGGGGCTCTGCACACGTCGAGGCGTGGGGCTCTGCACGCGTCGTGGCGGGCAAATATGTTGCGGTCCATCTGCATTCGCAACGTGTCACCCTGGATGCCAAGGGTGCGGTCATCGACATGACCGCCGTTGACCTCACCGACCCGGCCACATGGTGTGACTACCACGGTGTGCGGGTCTGCGACGGTATCGCCTACCTGTACAAAGCCGTCAATCAGCAGTGGACCACCGACCGCGGCGTGGACTACTCACCAGGCTCGACCCCCGAGGCCCCCGATTGGAACCCGGACTGGCGCGACTGCGGCAAAGGTCTGCACTTCTGCGCTCACCCCATGCGGTCTCTGACCTACCTCGGTCTGCCCGCTGACGAGGCCCGGTTCCTTCAGGTGGGGGTGCGGCTGGATGAGCTTGTGCCGCTGGACCACAAGGCCAAGGCGCGGCGCGTGGTGGTGCCGTGCATCGAGGTTGACCGGTACGGCGAAATCATCGACCAGGAAGTGAGCGCGTGATGAGGCATGCGACAGTGCACAAGCGCACGGCGCGCCGGATCGTGGCCGCCACGGCCGCGGTAGCGGTGCTCGCCGGTACCGGGGTCGGGTACGCGGCCCGCGCTAAGGCTGATCCGGTCACCGACACCGCCTATCTGATGACACTCGATGAGCGTGGGATCAGTTATCCGACTGATGATTACGCGATCCAGGCCGGGCACTACGTGTGCACGCTGCTGGATTCGGGTGCGCATTGGTCGCGGGTAGCGGCGTTGATCACCCGCGAATCGGGCCTGCCGATCGGTGATTCGGCGTACATCGTGGGCGCGGCGACCGCGGCCTATTGCCCATGGAACTCGGGATCGGCGGTGGCGGCGTGAACGACACCCGCGTGACGCGCGCGATCGCGCTGCTGCTGACCGGTGAACCGCGCCTGGTTGATGAGGCGTGCGACCTGATGGAGGAGTTGCGCGAGGAGTTGCCCGCGCCGCGGGTGCGCCCGGTGTGGTGCCCGCATGATTCCCGCCAGGCCGAGGCGGTGGTCGGATGATGCGCCGCTACAAGGGCCGCCACCGCGTCGCTGAGGGGCGGCCGAGCGTCTACGCGATCCGGTGGCGGTTGTTCCGCGAGGACTGGACCCGCGCGGCGGTGCCGAACGGTGGTGAGGCCCGGTGAGCACCCGCCAGGTCGACATGACACCCGAGGCGAACCTCGACCGCGTCGCGAACATCGCCCTCGGTATTGCCGAGAAGATCCGCGAGGACGACCCGCGGCGGCTGTACGCCGAGTTGGTCAACCTCGCGCAGTGGCACCCGGCGAAGGCCGCGCAGGTCACGATGGCGCTCGCCGCGTTCTTCAACCCCGACGAGGGCATCGACACGCTGCGCCGCCGCGTCGAGGCAATCACCGCGCCAAGGCATCTCGTGATGGGAATGGCGTCGTGAGCGCGTACGGCCTCGGCCTCGTCGAATCGTGGGGATCGTACGAGCCGGATGACTGGACCCTCGGCGCGGCCTGCACGCAGACCGACCCCGAGGTGTTCTATCCCGAGAAAGGCGAATCGGTTGAACCGGCGCGCACCATCTGCGCGCGGTGCGATGTGCGGGCCAAGTGCCTAGAGGTCGCGCTCGCCAACGATGAAGCGTTCGGCATCTGGGGCGGTTTGACCCCGAATCAACGCCTGGCATTGAAGCGTGGCAGGGCATTCCGCGCCTGCGGGTACTGCGGTGAGCAGTTCATGCCGGGGCGCCCCGAGCAGCGGTTCTGCTCGCGGCAATGCGTGGCGCTCGATCTCTCAGCGCGCCAGGCGGTGGCGTCGTGACCCGCGCGCTGCTTGTGGCCGCGTGGGTGTTCGGCGTCATCGCGTGGGCCGCGTTCGTGCTGCTGTGGCGCGAACTGTTCGTTGTGGCCGGGATCGCCTCGGCTGCAGCGACGTTGGCATGGGGATTCCGTCAGCAGCCCGACCCCGACGACTGGACGACAGATGAATGGTGGATCGAAAGAGAGACAGACGTGGCTTACGAGTGGGAGACCGACGAGTGGCGCCGCGCCACGCACACCATGAGCGAAACCGAGCGTGCCGCCGCAGTTGGCGCGCACCGGCACGGCCTCGGTGTAATCGGTGACCGCGACGACGCGCGCGACGAGATCGGCGGTGCCCGATGAGCAGCGAACCGTTCTGGACCGCGCACGCCGAACTCGCTGGTGAGTACAACACGCGCGAGGAATGGCTCGAACTGCGTCGGCGCGGCATCGGCTCATCCGACTGCTCGGCCGTGCTCGGCATGGGCAAGTACGGGTCGCCGTTCTCGGTGTGGGCCGACAAGACCGGCCGGTCGCGCCCGGTCGATGAAACCGAGGCGATGATGTGGGGCACCCTGCTCGAGCCGGTCATCCGCGCCGAGCTTGCGCGTCGCCTCGGCGTCGAGATCGTGGAGTGCCCGACGCTGCGGTCGCTCGTGCGACCCTGGCAGCTCTACAACCCCGATGGTCTGATCCTGTCGCAGAACGCGGTCGTCGAGATCAAGAACGCCAGCGCGTGGCTCGCGCACGATTGGGACGACCAGGTGCCCGATCACGCCGAGTTGCAGGTACAGCACGGCATGGCGGTCACCGGCGCAGACGGCGCATACGTCGCCGGCCTCGTCGGTGGGAATCGCCTGCGGTGGGAGTACATTCCGCGCGACGACGAGCTGATCGACACCATCAACGAGGCCGAGCGGCATCTGTGGGAGACGTACATCGTTCCCGATGTCGCGCCGCCGATTGACGGGTCGGACGCGACCGCCGAGGCCATCGCCGCGCGGTGGCCGCGACGCCACGAGGCGGTTGACGTCGTCGACGGCGACCAGGTGGCCGAGGTCGAGGCCGCGGTCGCCGACTATCGGGCCGCGCTCGACGCCGAGAAAGCAGCCAAGGCCGACAAGGCGCGGGCGGTCAACGTGCTGACCGACATGCTGCGCGGTGCCGATGCGCTCGCCGATGCCGGTGGCCGAAAGCTCGTGGCGCTCAAGCGTGGACAGTTCCGCGAAAAGGCGTTCCGCGAAGAGCAGGACGACGGCCCGTGGCTGCACAAGGTCGAGGTGATCGACCGCAACCGGCTCAAGGCCGACGACCCCGACCTTTACCGCCAGTACCAATCCACTTCCATCTACATTCCGAAAGGCAAATAGCAGCAATGGCACGTGATTTGGCGCGTCGCGCCCGCCAGTCAGTCGAGCAGCAGCAGGCGAACAGCAACGACCTGCGCGCGAAGTTGGTGCAGATGGAATCGCAGTTCCAACGCGCAATGCCCAAGGGCGGCGAGGCCGTGCAGTTGATTCGCGACGTGATGACGTGCATGTCGCAGACACCGAAACTCGCGCAGTGCGAACCGCGGTCGGTGCTCGGCGCGGCGATGACCTGCGCGCAACTCGGCCTGCGGCCGGGTGTCGGCGCGCTCGGCCAGGCGTGGATTCTGCCGTTCTGGGACGCCAAGGCCGGTGCGAACAAGGCGCAACTCATCATCGGCTACAAGGGCTACGTCGAACTCGGCCACCGCTCGGATCGCATCGCGTCGCTGCACTCGCGCATCGTCTACAGCAACGATGTGTTCGACGTCGAATATGGCGCGGCCGAGGACAAGTGGATTCACAAGCCGTGCCTCGACGGGCCGCGCGGCGAGGCACGTTTGTTCTACGCCGTGGGCCGGTTGGCGAACGGCGGCTACTCGATCACCGACCCGATGACCGTCGCCGACATGCAGGCGCACCGCGACCGGTTCGCGATGGCCCGAAAGAACGGCAAAGTCGTCGGCCCGTGGGTCGACCATTTCGAGTCGATGGCGCAGAAAACGATGCTGCTGCGCCTCATGCAGCTGATGCCGAAGTCGACCGAGATTCAGCGCGCCTTGGACAACGACGGCACCGTGCGCGTGGATCTCGACGCGGACGCCATCGACCACCCGACCCACATCGAGGGCGAGGTGATCGGCGACCCGGTCGACGAGGTCGCCGACGCGCCAGCCGAGCGTGAGCAGGTCGTGGTATCCGACGCCGCGGCGACCGACGCCACCGAGGTGCAGATGGCGAGCAAGGAACAACTCGCGCGCCTGGCCGAGATCCAGAAGGCCGAGAAGTACAGCGACGACGATTGGTTCCGGTACCTCGCCGACGTGGCCGGCGTGCAGGCCACCCGGGCCGAGGACATCACGTTCGCCGAGGCGGCGCGCGTGATCGAGGTGTTCGACGGGCCGGCCGCATGACCCGCTCGCCGAGCTACCACTACGCCGCTGCCGACGCGCTACTCGCCGAACTGGCTGAGTCGAAACCGGAGTCGTTCAAGTTCCCGTTCGTGCAGGCCAAGGTGCAGCGGGCGCAGATTCACGCGCTGCTCGCGAACTCGCCGTGGCACCCCGGCATCGACGCCGAAGCTGTCGAGGTCGTTGACGACGAGGGCCGGGTCGTGCGGCGCGACAACCCGCTCGACTGCCGCGAGTGCGGCGGCTCGTTCGACCGGTGCATCAGCCTGCCGCCCGGGCGCAAGTGCTGCCCAGACTGCCGGCACCACCTCGATACCCGGCCGCGCATCGAAACCCGCACGGCGAAAGGCGATCTGCTGTGACCCGCACGCGCACGCGTCGCAGCGCCAAGGCCGCCGGCGCGTGGTTCGAGCGCACCATCGCCGACTACCTCGCCGCCGCACTCGAAGACGACCGCATCGACAAGCGCGCGAAAACCGGTGCCCGCGACAAGGGCGACATCCTCGGCGTTCGCGCGCACGGGCAGCGCGTCGTCATCGAGTGCAAGAACACCGCGCGGCTCGCGCTGCCCGAGTGGACCAACGAGGCACACACCGAGGCCAACAACGACGACGCCCTCGTCGGCGTCGTCATCCACAAACGGCACGGCGTCGCCGCCCCGGGCCGGCAATGGGTCGCCATGACCGTTGACGATCTGCTGGCGCTCATCTCGGGCAGCCGGCACGGACACCGAACGGAGGTTACCGAGTGAAACCCGTTGTGACCGTTTACACCAAGGATGACTGCCAGGGCTGCACGCTGACGAAAAAGCACCTCGAAAAGCTCGGCATCGCCTACACCGAGGTTCCCGTCGACAGCGACCCCGGCATCCGCGCGGCCATCGAGGAACTCGGCTACAGCACCGCGCCGGTGGTGTGCGCGTCGACCGACGAGGGCGAGCTGCACTGGGGCGGTTTCCGCTATGACCGGATCAAGGCACTCAAGGCGGTGGCATGAGCATCAACGCATCTGAGGATGGCCTCGAACCGCTCGGCGAGGTGCCCGCCATCGAACCCACGGCGTTCTCGCCGGTTCACGAGGTGACCTACTACCAGGCGCGCTGCACCGCGTGCGGCTACACCGAAACCGACTACGGCGAGTACTCCGCGTGCAGCGACCCGGGCAGCGTCATCGACGATGTCATCGAGCACTCCGGGTGGTTCGGCCGCTACGCGCCGACCGGCGAACACACCAACATCGGCGGCCGGTGGGTGCCGCACCGCGAACTCGTCGAACTGCTGTGCCGCGGTTGCCAGCACTGCGAGGTGTGCGGCACCACCCCGGCGTACTCGGTCGACGACGAGCACCTGGTGTGCGAAGCGCACGAGGACCACGAGTTCGGGGCCGCATCATGACCGCGACATACGAACAGGTGATCGCTGCCCTGCGAGCCGCCGAAGAACGTGAGACGAAAGCAGCACGCAAACGCCTCACGTTGTTCGCGCTCGAATCCGTCGCCACAGATGGGTTCCCTCGTGTGTCTGCGTACACAGTCGACGCTCTCGTTGGTCACGGGCTGATCGAACCAGTGTCGGGAGACAAGACGCCGCGCTATCGCCTCACCGCTGAGGGTCGGATCATGCTGCACGCCAACCCGGCCGAAACCGAACCGGCAGACGAGCTGGCGCTGCTCGGGAGCCTGTGATGAGGATCGGCGACCTATTCACCTGTGCTGACGTTGAGACTCGGCCGTGTGCGCATTGCGCTGCGCTTGCCGTGGATCTCGGCGACCGAACGGTGCATTTCGAGGTGGCCGACACCGGCGCCCGAACGGCATGGGTCGAGTGCTACTCGGTCGTGCGTGGGCGGCGCGGTGACCGACGCAAGTACACCGGCACCATAGCGGAGCTCGCAGCATGACCACCGCAGACTCGGTACCGAACTTAGAGCCATTAGCCAACTGCGCGGTACGTGACACCGTCCCAGTCCTCGGGCTGTTCGGCCGGTTTCACAGGCTCGATCGGAACATCGCCGAGGCTGAGCTTTTCGTAGAGGCCACCGGAACGGCAAACGTAGATCGCTTGAGCTTCCAGCCACAGGCACTCGTGAATCGCTTGAGTCAGTTCGGACCTACTTACGGTGGTGCGGTCGATGGGCGATTTATGGTCGGTGATTACAGATTTCTCGATCACGAGGACACCATTCGCCCTAGGTGTGATGCGCGCAGAGTGCGCACATTTGTCTCTGAGTTTCTTGACGCGGTTGAAAACCGCGCGGAACGAGCTAAGAGCAGCATCGCTATCGAGGTCTTGGGCGATCGCGAGGAACACCTCGGCCCGTTCTTCGTCGCTGATCCGTTTGATTGCCCGGTTCACAAAGAACTGGCTTGCAGCTGGTATCCGAACTTCGAGGAATTTCTTGGCTACCAGGTTGTCGAGGCATTCCTGCAGATGGGAGAACTCGCCGAGGAGCCGCATCAGAAGTTCGTGCATGGTCACCTCAGCGCGGACGTCGTCAGTCGTCATGGCGGAAACCGTACGTGCGTCCATGCATGGCGTGCGGCATTAATGCCCGAACCCACCGATGACTGTGCGCTGTGCGGCGACCCATATCACCCGGGTCAATGCCGCGTCGTGGTCGACACATGTCCCACTCCGACCGGACCGCTTGAAATCCAGTGCGGCTGCCCTGGCTACGAGCCACCCGTGGACGAGGACGACCAGTGACCGACCCAAAGATCCCGGACACTATTCAGCCGGCGCGAACTCATCGCGATGTAGCGGTGTCCCGACTGCGGCTGGCACCCGAAAACACAAGGCCACCATCCCGACTGCCCAACTAACAACGCTGTGGAGGGTTGACCGTGCGAATCCGATCCATCAAGCCCGAGTTCTGGCGCTCGGAAGACATCAGCGCAATCGAGGAATGGGGAACGCGGCTGCTGTTCATCGGCTTGTGGAGCTACGTCGATGACAACGGCGTCGGCCTCGACCGGGTGCCGCTCATCGCTGCGGACCTGTTCGCCGACGACCTAGCACGAGACCCTCGCGAGACCCTCGCGAGAGTGTCGCGAGGGTTGCAGCAGCTTTCCGCAGCCGGTCGCATCGTTCGATACACCCTCGACGGCAAGCAATTTCTGTACGTCAACAACTGGGAGAAGCATCAGCGCATCGACCGGCCGAACAAACCTCGCTATCCGCTGCCCGACCCGTCTACCTGCGAATACATGGACACTCGCGAGACCCTCGCGAGTATGTCGCGAGACCCTCGCGAGACCCCATCGACTGGAACAGGGGAACAGGGGAACAGGGGAACAGGGGAAACCCCCCAAACCCCCCACGACGAACCGGCACACCCACTGCCGGCCACCCGGCGAACGGGTGCCGAGGTGGCCCGTGCCCGATTCGCCGCCATCCCCACCGAAAGCTCGCCGCTAGCCAAGCAGATCGCCCGCAGTTACAGCGACAGCCTCGACACCCCCATCGACGCGAAAACCCTCGGCGAGATCTCGACCCACCTCGACCGGTGCCTGCGCGCCGGACAGACACCCGAGGCCATCGCCGCAGGCATCCAGCTCTGGGGCGAGTCGGATTCGTTCGCACCGAGCCAGATCCCGAAATACGTCACCAAGGCCGCGGCAGCGCGTAGCCGCCGGGGCGTGGGACGGCCGACGCTCAAGGCCGTTGCCACACACGAGGTCGCCGAACAACTCGCCGCGCAACTGGAGGCCCAACAGTCATGACGCTCATCGTCGACGGCATCACGATCAACGCATCGCCCGACACCGTGCGGGCCATCGGCCAGGTGCTCAAGCTCGCCGCGATCCTCGACGACCGCGTGACGCAGGCCGACGCGGCGCGCATCGCGGCCTGGTCCGAGCAAGTCGAGCGGCACAAGCTCACCGAGTCGGATCTGCTCGACGGGCTGCAGGCGTTCTACGACAGTCCGGCCGATCACGCCATCGGCATCGGCGACTTGATCCATCACGCACGCACCGCCAAACGGGTTCGCGTCGACCGCGAGACAGCAGCCGAGCGTGAGGCCCGCCGGAAACAACTCGACCGCAAGGCCGCGCCCGAGGAAACCGCTGCCATCGCCGCGGCGGTCACCCTCGGCCCGGTCGAGCCGACCGACCGGCTCGAGGCTGCCAAGCAGCGGTTGCAGACGTGCGTCGACCGCGCGTCGGCCATCGCCGCGATCCGCGAGTACTTCGCCGCCAAGGCCGAGGCGCAGATTCGCGCCAGAAACACTCGAAACGGCGACTCGGCACCAGTGACCCTCGGAACGCCGGAAAACGCGCCAGCGGCGAGCACGGCCGCGGGAATCGGTGGTTTCGCATGAGCCTCGACCGCTACGAACTCGGCGAGTTGCTCGCCGTCGCGTGGAACGACGACATGGCCGCGCGATTCCCGAACTGCCCAGACCGACCCGAGCGACAGGAGAACCACCGGTGAACGCCGACAAGTCGAGCCGGACACTCACCGCCGGCCAACTCATCGCCCAACTGCTCAAGGTGCCCGCAGACACGCCCGTCGTGATGAGCCAAGAGGACGACCCGTTGGGCAACTACGGCGTTCGCCGCGTCGAGTTCACCGACATGCAGCGCGACCCGTGCTACGCCGACGGCCCGGGCGGCCGCGACTCGTGGCACCGCCCGCACGACAGCTATCGCGACTACGACCCGCCACAGGGCGTCGTGTTCCTCGGCGCCGAACGACCCTGGCAGCCAACCATCGACGGCGAGATCGCGCTACCCGAACTCGAAAGCGGTGACCACCGGTGAGCATGAACTTTCACCTGTCCCGCGCAGAGCAGGCCAAACTGCGAGAAAAACTCTGGTACGTGCCCGAACTCGCCGGGGATCTCGCTGTCACCATCGCCCGCCAGGCGCGCATCCAAAAGCCGAGCCTCGGCAAGCCGCGCCGCCAGCGGCCCGAGCCATGTGTGCCGTTCCACCTCGGCGCGTCCGAGGCCGCCGAAGAGCTGCACCGCTGCCTCACCGGATGGGTGCGGTTCGTGTGCGACGCCCGCCAGGTCGACTACACCGGCACCGACGACCTCGCATCGCTGGCGCGGTGGCTGCACCGCAACGTCGTCACCCTCGCGCTCATCGAGGGATCTGAACGGGCATACGTCGACATCGCGCACCGGGTCGACGAGTGCCGCCGCCAGATCGACCTACCACCCGAGGACGAGATCGTCATCGACCGTGCCCGGCTCGAACAGGCCAACCGGCAGATCGTCACCGCGGGCCAGGCCGAGAAGATCGCACGCAAGCTCGGCGACCTCGGCCGGCGGCTCACCACACAGCGCGTTCACTCGCTCAACCGGCGCGGTCATCTGCGGCCCGTCGACACCGATCCCGAGACCGGAACAAAGTTCTACCGGCTAGGCGATATTCTGCAAGCGCATATGAAATGCGCTCAGCGCCAACGGCGTTCGTGAATTAGCCACCCCACCGGTGATACGCTGCCGCTAAGCGGCGAAGTACGTCCTCCCGATTCGCACCGCCGCAGAAACGCCCCGACCGACCCCCCGCGGCCCGGGGCGTTTCTCATACCCAACAGCCGAACAGCCGAGGAACACACATGGCCATCAAGGTCGACGTCGAACCAATCATCAACCCCGAGAAAATCGCCCAGATGGTGCGCGAGGCCATCGCCGAGCAACTCGACTACGAACTCAACCGCCACCGCCTCACGCGCTACCTCGACGACGTCGAGACCGCGCTGCGCGCCGGCAACATCAAAGAGGCGCAGATCGCCGTCGAAGAGGCCCGCCGCACGTGGATCTCACTGACCGCAACGAACCTCGGGCAACAGTCCGTCGTCGTGGACCTCGCAATCCAGCAGTAGCGATGCCGGTCAAACACCTCCGCGTCTGCGCCCACTGCAACAAAATCCGCTACGCCGACTGCAGCATCGGATGCCGCGCCCCGGCCGCCATCGACCCACAAAGCTGGCAGCGCAACCTACAACACGGCGCCGGCACCATCACCCCGCCACTGTGCGGCCCAACCTGGTGCGGCTGCGGCAACTGCACACCAACAGGACCGACGACCTACAGCAGCGAGACACCATGAGTCACACCGCCATCCAACAGGTCGCCCAAGCACTCGCCACCGGGCTGATGCATCCCGGCGACGAAAACACCCCACCCCGAGCAATCCCACTGCCCGGGTTCCGAACCACCGGAATGAGCGAAGAGCAGGCGCGCGAGTTAGTCGGTTCCTCCGCGCAGCTCTTCGCCGAAGCCATCGTGCGCGGCGTCATCGAGGCCGACCACGAGATCCTCACCAAGGCCGAGGCCAACGAACTACGCCAGGCCGCCGCCGACGCACCCGACGGCACACGCGTCATCACCGTCTACGACCGCGCCGACCATCAACGCGCCACCCCGCTGCTCACCCTCACCATCGGCAAGTCCGACGAGGTGATCGTCGACGCCGCCCTGCTCCGAAAGGCGTTCACGCAGTGAGCCACATTCGCGTCACCATCGACGGCAACACCATCATGGACGGCGACCCCGGCCAGTGGACCACCAAACCACCCGCCATCGCCGACCTCGAAATGCGAGCCACCAGCGGCAACCCCGAACCGTGGATACAGATCCTCACCACGTTCGCCCGCGCCGCCGCCGCCGGCCGAGACGCCACCATCACCGCCACCACCGACACCAACGGATGGACACTCAACGTTGAGTACGGGGCCACGCCGTAAGGCCAAAACGTCAGCCCGCGGCTACGGCGCCGCACACCAACGCCTGCGCGAGCAATACCGACCGCTCGTAGCGAGCGGCCGCGCCACCTGCTGGCGCTGCGGCCAACCCATCTCCCCCACCGAGGCATGGGATCTCGGCCACGACGACGACGACCGCAGCCGCTACCGCGGCCCCGAACACGCCCGCCGATGCAACCGCGCCGCAGCCGGACGCAAAGCGGCAGCCAACCGCCGCGCCGCAGCCGAGGCCGCGCAACCGCAGACCGACCGCACCCGGCGCTGGTAACCCGCCAGCAAACACCCGACCCGAGCCAGCAAACACCCGCGCCACCTGCGGCAACCCACCGCCCCCGCGCCGGAAACGTTTGCCGACACCGCGTTTCCGCAGGTCAGAGGCCTGTCGGGAATTGCAGGCCAGGGGGTATGGGTCCGGATCGCCAGGGGCCGCCACCACTGACCCCGCCGCCTTGG